AATCCATAAATCATTTTGGCTGTATCTATGTGTACTATCAAATAATGTTAATGGTGAAGATACTCTTAACCTATTAAAAGCATCTTTAGTCGATTCACTGACTAAATTCGATAATCTGACGGGAAATGGATTTGATTCGGATACAACTTCCCCGTTTTTGTTGGCAATCATAGGAACTTCGAAGACAGTTACATCATGTCCTCTTGGACCAAAAGTTTGTGTGTCTTTTCTAAAATTAGCCATCTTCTTTATCTTTTTTTATTTCTTCTGGAGATTTAGCAACTCCGGGTTGACTAGTATCTTTAGGCGGTTTTTTCTCCATTGAAGCTATCTGTGCTTGTTGTGTTTCTCTTTCCATATCCATCATTTGTGCGGTCATGCTTTCTGGTGCGTCTGGATCATTTTTCTCTTTTTTGATTTCTTTTTTCAACCGATCAATTTCTTCTTCGGTTAAACGGAATATGTATTTTGCTATATATTCGGATGAGAAGTATTTTCCGACGAATGGATCGACATCATTAGCCAAAGCAATTCTTTCACGTAAAATTTCAGCTTCTTTCATTTCGCTGAAGTAATTATCACTAGTGAAATCGTATCGAATATCTTCACGAATTTTCTTCCATTGTCTGCGATTGATAACACCTTTTAGAACTAACTGCATTTCTAACATTTGATCGAAAAGACCTGAGAACTGATTTCTCAATCTAGTGATAAATTTGCCGAAATGTAATTCATCTCTAGTGATTTCTGAGGGGCGCCCTAGATTGAATGCGGAATCTGATTCCATTCTACTGACAGGAATATTCAAAGATTTGTAAAGATTTTTCTTGAAATATTCAACATCATCCATTTCGCCTAGGTTAGCACCGGCAGGAAGGGTATCGATTTCAGTACCTTTAGTGCCTTCTCTTCTAGGAAGCCAAAAATCTTCAAGCATTGTCATGAAGCGGCGATCATCCCGAATTTCGCCAGTTTCGGAATTATAAACTAACTTGTTTTTGTATTTAGTCATCATTTCAGAAAGGTATTGTTCCGCTTTAGCTTTTGGAAGATTACCAACATCAATATAGAAAATACGTCTCTCGGGTGCGCGGGAAAGTCTATAAATGACCGCAGCATCTTCAAGCATTCTCAATTGATTCATAGGCTTCAAAGCTTTGTGAAGATAACTCAAAACCATATTATTACGAATGTCTACAATACCACTAGGCACATAACAAATAGAGTCTTTAGCAATTCTTATTTGTGTTGTGTTTTGCCCTGGTGTACCACTTGTATTTTTACTTTCAATACCTGTTGGACTATAAAGATAGAATTCTTCATAACCCTTTTCAATTTCTACCCGGGTTTTTGGATCAAGTTCTAAAGCTTTCTTTCTGACTTTTTTGATTTTTCGTGGATCAATTTTTCGGACTTCTTTGATGCCTTGACGTGGATTTTTTTCATCAATCATCAAGTGAAAGTAAATTCTACCATCGATATACCAATCACGAAAAATTGTATACGCGCGATTTTTGAAATCTAAAAGTTTAAGAACATGATAAAATTCTTCTCTAATTTTTTCTTTGACTACATCTGGTTGTTCTAGGTTATCTAGGTTTAAATCCACTGCTATTTCATCATCAATGACGATTGCTTCGTTTACGATTTGGTCAATTGCCATGTCAGCTTCTGGCTGCATAGACATTTCACGATATTTGTTGACTAATTGAGTTTCATTCTTTATACTACCTTGAAGATCAAGATATGTTCCATAGACACCACCGGTAGCGACTTCCATAGCTCCGTCTTCGGTTTGTGCTGGAATAAAAGTTTTAACAACTGCCTGTTCTTTCTTTTCTTCATTACTTTTTTTGATTTCAAAGCCAAAAAGTTGAACCATATATAGAATCCTCTAAGTTTTTTTCATTTTATCTATTTAGACATAAGAAAACGACGAATATTATTCGCCGTTTTCTTGTTATTCGCTGTACAGTGAATATTAGTTGAATAGTGCGTTTGTTACTTGCCCGACAATGCCTTGCCCGACTTCCCAAAGATCGTATGAGAAAGTTACAGTAAATTCTTCGATGGTGTCATTTGTGCCCCAATCGAGAGTAATGTTACTGATTTCTTTTGGATAAATTCCTTCAAAAGCATAAGTTCTGAGAGGTAATCCAGTCTTCGAAAATTGAGTTACGGTAGCACTTGTTTTGTAAGCGCTCGCAAGAGCAAACGCAGGATCGCGAGCATTTGAACGATGACCATTGATTGCGTTGTTCCATCTTTCCATTGCGTCACGAACTAGAAAATCTTCATCGTTAATGATGGTGACTGTCCAATCCGCATAAGTACGATCCCCAGCATACTTTACCGCCCGCCCCTGATAAAACTGTTGAATTTCACCAAGAGTTGCGGCTGGAATTTCAGCACCTTTTACCATGAAAGGTGTTTTGAAGTTCGCAATAGGAGACACGGGATTATTGATTGTTACTTGAAAGAGATTGGGGCGCGCGCCATCCCCAATCAAAGCTCCCTTAAATTCTGTAATATTCAGTGGCATTTTTTTTCCTTACCTTATCTTTGTTATATTTATGCGATTAGTTATCAAACTTGACCAACGACTTCGGAAAATTCGACGCCAGTTCGAACTGCGACGAAATTCAAAGTTATAAAGTTGATTGATCGACTTGGTTTCACAAAGACACTGCCGATGAATTCGTTTCTATCAATGACTTCTGGTGTATTGTTAGATTCGTCACATACGACTCTAAAGTCTGTAATACCTCTTCGTCCTTGAACATCACGAAGGAATGGTTCAACGATGTTTACAAAGTTAGCGCGAGTGAATTCGTCGTTCAATTCGAAGAGGGTGGTATCAGCCGCTCGACTAATTGATTTTCTAAGAACAATAAACAAGCGGCGAACATTAATTCTGTCGAAAGCACTTGGCTTTGCTAGAAGTGTTTTGTCACCGAATAGAATTGTTCCACGACCGGCGAAAGATACTACCGGATTTACTCCGCTTTTATATAGCAAGTCTCTTTCTGCTTGATTTGGATTGAATGCGAGACGAATGACATTTTTGATTTGCCCGCGATCAAATCCTCCTGGCGAGAACCACGGATCTCTTGTCGCATCGGTTCGAACCATAGTACCTGCTACATCACCATTCAAAGGAACATAACGGAAAACATCATTGTATTTATCATATTGATATTTCCATCCACTGTCCATCACTGCATAGCTTGATGAAGGTAGAAGATTACGGAAAGCAATAATGTCATCTACTTCTGAACCAGAATAGCCAGCATTGTTGACAACATCGGTACGCTCTGGTGAAAGAACTGCAATACAATCTTTTCGATATTCCGCGATGCTATTGATTAGATATAGAGCACGAGTTTGATTAGCGGCACCGCCAAGAATGAAAGAAATATCAACTTCTTCGGCATTCTTAAACTTGTCATATCCGGAAATATAACTTGCGTTTGAAGGTGTATTACCATCACGACCATTTACTAGTGAAACTGTCTGTGGTAAATTAGCACCACCGAAAGTTTTATTTAGTGCTGGTTGTCCGGCATTTCCATTGCCAGAATTATGTGCGGTCCACCAAACATAGCGTGATTGACGATTGATAACATTTTTGTAGTAGTTGTTATTGCCTTCTTCGGTTTTCGCATCGATAGCATATGAGACTGAGGCAAAACGCTCTAGAACTTGTCTTTTGGTTCCAGTCCATAGGCCGTCTTCATCTACTACTGCGATATGAAGTTCATCATTTGTGCCACCTTGTGTATTAGCATATGTTGAAGTGCCTGGAGCAATATCAAACGAATTGAAATGTTCCCAATAACGGATTGGAGTGGCAAAAGCAGAAAGTGTGTTGCCAGTATAATTATCGGTAAGTGTTAGAACTGTGCTGTTAGCAATAGATGCTACGCGAATTCTTTGTTTGTCTGGTCCTAGTTCAATAAGATCACCAGCAACCAATTCGGTGTTGAATGAAGTGCCAGTGCCAGTAACAGTTTTAGTTTGAGTTGTTACCGCAACATTACCAGTAAGAGTTGACGACCAAGCATTAGCACTTGGGCAAACAGAAACTTGAATAGAATTACCAAGTTCACCAGGATATTTTGCTACCCAACCACCTACACCAGAAATACCAGTAGAATAGTTTTCATCATAATCATCTTCATTTTTAATTAAAGTATTTACTGTATTTGAAGCATTAGCAGTAGCATTTCTTGCGCTATCGGTAGTGGAACTATTACCAACGTTCACTACACGAACAACATCTAATTGATTCGAATAAGCAAGAAAGTTTGCGGCGGTAAAAAAATCGTCCGCAGTATTAGCGTTTGGTTTGTTAAAGTTTTCCGCTAGATCGTTTTCATTAGTGATTAGAACTCGCTGTTCAACGGGCCCCCAACGAAAATGACCAGCCATACCTGCTCGGGTGGTTTGAATCGATGGAACAATCGTTGTAAGATCGATTTCACGACTCTGTACACCAGGTGAGACTAAATTTGCCATTTATTGACTCCTTAACTATAGAAATTATAACTCTTTCTTTATACTATTTAGAAAAAATGAGTTTTTAATCAAGGTAGTTAATTAGTC